TCCACGTTATCGTATTCCATTGTTTTTGCAGTCTCCAAATCGCAAAAGAATCCATAGTCGTCAGAATCCATCGTGAGTTGGGCGTCTAGTATTCTATCTGATTTACCGCGTAGTGAATTTTGTAGGAGATTTCGTTACGGAATAAAATACACAAGTTTAATTATTCGAACAGAGGATATAAATAAAAACCTTTCAATTTTTGCAAATAAATGCAAACAATAATACAAAGACACCGTCATAGTAGAATGTAAATATGATGCGATTACGATACATCTCCGATTTGCACCTGGATTTTATCCGACCGCAAAATATTCGACAATTTCTTAAAAAAATTACGCCCGGACCTGGCGATGTCGCGATTTTGGCAGGCGACATCGGGAACCCTCGTCAACCGAATTATGCCCTATTCATGCAATACATGAGCACGAATTTCAAGAAGACGTTTGTGATTGCAGGAAATCATGAGTATTATTGCTTAGAATCGCCTACATTTTCGATCGAAGAGACCGACATTTATATGAAAGAGTATTTTCGACGATATGACAATATCAGTTTTTTGCATAACAGTTCCGAGAACTATGACGGAAAATGTTTCATTGGGACTACATTATGGACAAAACTCAATAAACATGTACAAGATATAAATGACACCGAATACATTCCCGGTATGGACCGCGAGAAATATAATCAACTGAATTCGCAGTGCGTTGAGTTTCTAAAAGACGCGCTCGATAACCCGGATAACAAAGACTGTGTGGTCATGACGCATCATTTGCCGTCATATTCGTTGATTGATCCTAAATACAAAACGCGCGGACAATCATCCCCTTATGATATCAATCAATGGTTCTATTGCGACATGGACGACACCATAAAGAAACATAATGCAAAAATAAAGTGCTGGTTTTATGGGCATACGCATACTCCGAATAAGGCGAATATAGGGTCGACGATTATGGCGTGCAACCCGATTGGATACCCGGACGAGAATGACGACCCCGATTTTGACGTAGTCGTAGAAATATAATCATAGTTGCCAGAAATACATATTATTGTAATAGCATAAATAATATGTGTCGCGTATTATCTAGTTAAAAACTTGTAAACATTTATACTCGGTTATTTGCTACGTTATAAAAATGTCAACAACCGACCCCGAGATCAAATTCAATCTCGATAATTCTATGCAAACTGAATATTTCAGGTTGACCGAAGTATTCCTCCGGAAGTTCGGCACGAATACAATCCTATTTATGCAAGTCGGAGCGTTCTTCGAGATGTACGCTACCAAAAATCCTGAAACTGGTATCCTCTCAAGGTCCCGCATCGAAGACGTTGCTGCCATATGCGGCGGACTCACCATCACTGATAAAAAACAGATGCACGGCAAAGATTTAGTGGTAATGGCAGGATTTCGCGACTACAATGTGGAGAGGTATATACAGAACGCGGTCGATGCGAATTTCACTGTGGTGGTTTATACCCAAAAAGACGCCGAAAAAGGTAGAATGACGCGCGAACTAAATGGGATTTATTCTCCGGGTACTTTCCTGTCATCTGATGCAGACACCGACACAAAAATGACGAATAACGTGCTGTGTTTGTGGTTGGACATGTACACCCCGAAAATCGCGTCGACCTCTTCGAAACCTCGTATTATTTGCGGCGCGGCAGTGGTCAATATTTTCACCGGCAGTTCCTCTCTGTTTGAATACGAAACGCAGATGGAAATGGTCCCCGCGACCTTCGACGCCTTAGAACGATTTGTCTGCACTCACGCTCCCTCCGAAACCATTTTCGTCACACCTTTTCGAGAGGATGCGGATTCGAGAAAGGTGCTGCAGTATATCGGGGTCGCATCTCGAACGATACATCTGTTACGACAATATGCAGACGATACCGATAAGGCAGACCAACAAGAACTCATGGATAGATGCAGACAGCAAAAATACATTCGACATGTCCTCTCGTCTTTCTTCCGAGAGGATACGTATGATATCTGCGACGAGTTCCGAAATTATGTGGTGGGAACACAGGCATATTGTTATTTGCTAAACTTTATTCAAGAGAGGAACCCTAATTTAGTCAGAAAAATCGCGCTTCCTCAGTTTGATAATCAGACGACCAATATGGTTTTAGCAAATCATACTTTGCGACAGTTGAATATCATTAATGACGGGAATAGTGCGGCAGAGGATGCGGATATGTCTGGTTCGAATTTGCGGTCGGTGGCAGCATTCCTAAATAAGTGCGGGTCGGTAGTTGGTCGGCGAAGATTCCTAAATCAGATTGTCCACCCGACGTTCGATCCGGTTTGGTTGAATTCGGAATACGATGCGATTGCTAAACTTCTCGAGTATCCGGATTTGATTGACCAGTTTAGGAAGATTGTGCGAGAGGTGGCAGATTTAGAGAAAATCGGGCGGCAATTGGTCAGTCGCAAACTCAACCCAGATTCGATTGCGAGACTGTATAAATCGGGGTTAGCAATACAACAGATCCATGCTTGTATTATCAATTCGAACCCGGACCTCTGTGAATATTTAGTGAAAAATGATAGAGTCGATGTTTCTCCTAAATCCGAAGAACCAAACAAACGAGTGGAATCTTGGATTACGTCTCTTCTCGAATTCATTTCCCTAAATCTGATTGTTGAGAAGTGCGAGGGGTGTGGGTCGATGACGAACTTTGACGAAAACATTGTCCGACCAGGAGTCAGCAAGGATTTAGATGAATTGCTAAAGAGGATGGAGGAGAACGAACTCTTGTTCCAGGAGATTCGTCGGACATTTAACGCCACGATGTCGAAGATCGATTCCTCTAAAAGCAGTAACACGACGGACTATGTGAAAGTCCATGAAACGGAGAAGACTGGTTCTTTTTTGCAACTGACGAAAAAGAGAAGTGCGACGCTAAATAAATATTTAGGGGAAACGTTGAAGAAAGACCCCTACGCCAAAATCGTCTTTTCTTTAGGGAAATCGAATATTCCGGTTTCAGTATCAGATATTCAGATCATTTCTGCCGGTACAACCAATGATACCATTAGTTTTTCTTTGTTGGACAGGATTGTGAGGGAGAAGATAACGATTCGAGATACCATTAACGTTACGATTGCAAAAGCATATGTCGGGTTCTTGGAGAAGTTGGAGATACATTGTTTAGCGACAATTGAGAATCTCACTCATTTTATTGCTAAAGTGGATGTGTTGCAGTCGAAGGCATATGTAGCAAAGACATATGGATATTGTCGTCCGATCATTGGACCTGACCTGGAGCGAGGTACAAGCGTGAGGTCAGGGGGTTTCTCCGGAGACGCTTCTGAAGCGAAGCGGAAGGAATATCGTATGGAGAATGGACCTGAACCAGAGTCATCCTCTCAATCTTATGTTTCTGCTAAAGGGTTGAGGCATGTACTCATTGAACATATTCAGACCCAGGAATTGTATGTTGCCAACGATATTACTTTAGGGAAAAGTCGAGAGGATACTGTTTCCGAGTCAGAAAACTCGTATATGGGCATGCTTCTCTATGGGACAAATGCAGTGGGGAAAACGTCGCTTATTCGCGCTTTAGGGGTTGCAGTCATTATGGCACAATCGGGGATGTATGTGCCGTGCTCTGCGTTCACCTATTGCCCGTATAGGGCAATTTTTACGCGCATTTTAGGCAATGATAATCTGTTCAAGAACCTCTCGATGTTTGCCGTCGAAATGAGCGAACTGAGAGTTATCCTAAATTCCGCCGACGAATATAGTTTGGTTTTAGGCGATGAGTTGTGTTCTGGGACGGAAACCGAGTCCGCGCTTAGTATTTTTGTTTCTGGATTGACTGATTTGCACAACAAAGGGGCAACGTTTTTGTTTGCGACTCATTTCCACGAAATCCTGAAATTCGACGAAATCAAAGCACTTGCCAAGATTGCCATCCGGCATATGGCAGTTCATTATGACCGCGAATCGGATTGCCTTGTTTATGACCGTGTTTTGAGAGAGGGGGCGGGGAATCGGTTGTATGGATTGGAAGTTGCTAAATCGTTGCATCTTCCCGACGAGTTTATTGAGAGGGCATACCAGATTCGCAATAAATACTTCCCGGATATGAGAGGTGCGCTTTTCAATCCGTCGACCAAGTATAATTCTGCTAAATTGAGAGGGTTGTGCGAATTATGTAAAGATGAGTTGGCAGAAGAAACGCATCATTTGCAGGAACAACATTTAGCAGATTCGAATGGGCGAATCGGGACAATCCATAAGAATCATCCAGCAAATTTGATGAGTTTGTGTGAGAAGTGTCATCTGAAGATGCACAAACAAAGCGAATCTTCCGAAAAGGTGAAACCGAAAGTGGTTCGTAAAAAAACGACTAAAGGTGTTATGTTGGTAGAAACCGTTAGTTCTGATGTAGAACTCAAATAGACATGAATGAAGTATGCGGGGTTTTATTTATTTGCGGCATTCTAAATAAAAAGAAACCGAGTTTAATTGTAAATGGAGTCGAATATATCTGCTCGTCCGCCGAATTCGTGGGGTCTTACTATGCCAACTCGTCAAATAAGACGGTTTGGTAGATATACTCCACAAATGCCCATTTCGAATTCCGATGTGAGTGGTCAACCATTGATCTTTTTAGGGGAAAGATCGGGAGAAACTATTTTGAACCAGACAGACCCGTCATCCATTCCGTGTGTTTTGCCGCCGAATCTTCCGTCGGGAGAAACGGCAAAATGTTGCAGAGGTATGAGAGAGGAACGCACAACCCAATTTTATTTGCCGGATTATTGTGAGGTGTATACGGTTGCGTATAATAGTCCAGAGCGCGCGGCACAAATGACGGAGAGGTTTGCTAAAGTGGGATTGCCTTTGAATGCTCATCCGGGGGTTCAAATGGACGATCCGCGTCTGGCGTTTGGAGGGGAAGACCTCTCGGCAAAGCGTTTAGCGTCTGTGTTTTACGGACACTTGGACAATATTGCAAAATTCTATGATACGGGGAAACCGTTCGGTCTTTTTTGCGAGGACGATGTCCATATTCATAAAGATTTAGGAAAAGAGTTGCCGATTATCATGGGCGAATTCAATGCGATGAAGTTGGATATTTTGCTGCTTGGTTACATGACGACGAAAACGATTGAATGGTGGCAACAAGGGTATCCTCTCGTCTATGACGGTGCTCATGCGCCTTATCGCTACCATCGTTACCCGCAAGATCAATGGGGTATCCATCTTTTCATGATATCGAGGTCTTATGCGAAGACGCTTCTCGAAGTATATGGTCCGGATTATGCTGCGAATGCGTATAAGGACCCGTCCCTAACATGTTGTAATCCGGATTGGACGTTGAGCAAACATACACAGAATCGTGCGTTGAGGTATCCGATGTTGGCAGTGGAAGATGGGAAGGGAAATTACGACCATCATGGACAGGGCGAGTTTCATCGTGAGTCGCACCGGAAAAATTATCGAGAGGGGGAATTTTATTAGATAGATGGAGATGGATTTGAATCTTGTTTTATTTTGCAGTAAAACAATATTTTGAAAATACTATGGGGTGGTATTTGTCTTGCAGTTACTTACATAATGTTTGTCTAACTCTGATCGCAACATATTGTATGCTTTGCACATATCATCCTTGCAACTTGGATTGTTATTTTGCGCGCCAAACATGGTTCGATTTCCGACGCTGCTTAAATAGACACTGTCTTCGTAATTTGGCACATAGTTTGATGCCCCGAATGGAAATTCGCCCGGTTGATAGTATGTGACACTCGATTGTGCATTGGTTTTAGGGAGTATGATAATATCACCATTTTGATCTTTCACTCGAACTTCTCCGAAATTTAGGTCATACATGTCATTTTGCTTTTTTATTGTTTCTATATCGTCGTGAAACTGTGTTGAAACATCATTTTGAATTTTATTATAACCAGATTCTTGGTAACTAAACTTGTCTGTGTATAGGTCTAGATTCGGGTTTTTTATGGCACCATAACCATTTGACGGGTCTTGTATTTGTCCATACTGTAAAAATGACACAGAGTTACGTGATTTATCTGTGTAATAAAGTTCGCTCGGTAAAGATGGTAGGTTACTGGGGACACTATATATGTTTTCATAGTACTGCGTTTCTGAAATATAACCAGGGTCGTAATAATAAAGAATTCTTGCTGGATTGCCGGAGACATCAATCTTGACTAAATTTGGACTCATATTTGGCGGAAGAATTGATAGTGACATATCGTACATATTACATTTTGGGTTAGTAGTAGATGGTTTTGTGGTAGTAGATGGTGTGGTGGTTTGAGAGTCTGCACAGTACTTTACCAAATAGAATCTATCTGGCATTTTTTCTCCATTTTTCGGAAGAGGCGCGTTATATCTTGGTTTTAACATGTTAATCCCGACTTTTGTTATTGGTATAATTCTTTTAGGGTCTGATGGGTCGATACTAAACCCATAGGGTATTTCTGCCATTTTGCTATTTGTCACTTGATAATATCCGGGTTGTATTTTTTTAGTACTTGGGTCAGTAACGAGTGGCACGGTCTCGAACCCTTCATATGAGCAACTGGGTTTGATGCTAAATAACAGTGAAACCGCAATCATAAATAATAAGAAATACATTATTATAACACTGCTGTATGGTTTTACGAAAATCATTTTTATATATTATATGCGGATCTTCAAAAATTGAATTGCATTTATTGTTTATGCAAAATCATATAAACAATTGATTCGTTATTATATACTCTTTATTCAAACCTACAATTTAGAAAATGATCATTCCAGTTCGGTGTTTTACTTGCGGCAAAGTTATTGGAAATAAATGGGAGTTTTATCAAGAGGAGGTTCGGCGGTTGAAGATGGAGAATGGTGAAGATGGAAAGGATATCAATGACAATGTCGTGTATTTTAATGCGAGTAATGCGCGAAAGACGCATGAGGGCGAAGTGTTTGACAAGTTGGGGTTGACCCGTCCTTGTTGCAGAAAACACTTGCTTACTCATGTGGATATCGAATAGGGCACCGAACCCTCTCTGGGATATCTGTAATCTCCAGGTAATATATACATTCACATGTCTAGAACAAGGAAATCACAAAAAAATACATATAACCGTACTAAACGTGGAAAACGAACGCGTGCGCGCGTTCCTCCTAGAAGGTCGGTTGGTATGAGAGGCGGAAATGGAATGACAATATTCCCTTCGTCCATATCGAATAATGATGTTGCTGCTTCCCCACAGTCTTATTTGCCGTTTAATAACTTTTCGAATGATCCTGGGTATGGTGTAATTTCTAGTAGAAACACAGGACCATTTTTAACGGGAATGTCAGGTGGGCGCAAGGTACGAAACAAAAGAAGAAGTCGTGGGTCAAGAGGCAAAAAGATTTATGGAGGCAGCGATATTAGTACGACCATGTCGAATGGATTGAATAATGCCACGAACAGTGTTGGGATTATGCACGTTCCCGCACTTAACGAGACTTCGGGTGTTTCTGGTGTGTTGAGTCAGTTTAGTGGAACTGGGTCGGCATATATTTCGACGCCAGTTAATATGGCACGGTTGGCGTAAAATGCGAACCGGACTTCCCATTACCCGCAAAATATATAGTCGAATATATATATTTTGAAATTCGAAATGATACCCGCAGGATTGATTGGATTATGCGACCCTGCCTTTTATTACTGTTTGATTTCGTTTACAATCATTATTGTGGTTGCCATCCAAAACTACGGACAAGGATTTAACTATTGTGTTGGGATGCAATCGTGTCCCAGTTCAAATATAACAGGACTTTTTGCAATTAAGATACTCTATGTTTTGATATGGACCTGGATTCTAAATATAATGTGCAAAAATGGATATGAAGTATTGTCTTGGGTTCTAGTTTTGATTCCGATTGTGTTGATGCTTATTTTTATGGCACTTTATATTTCAAACATATACGATTTTGCCACTATATTCACTCTTCCCAATCTATTTAATTAATTGAATATAATCGACTGACAATATAAAGGAACCCGTTTTATATTGTTTTGCTGTATGAGAACAAGAAAGAATCGAATTCATAAAGAAAATGGCGGATGGAGGACGATAACTGTTTCTGGGAATGCGAAAGAGAGAGGACATCAACACGGCGCGCAACTTTCGCAAGAAATTGCCAGACTCGTAGAGGTGTTTCCTCTCGCACTAGAAACTGAACACCATCTTTCGTTAGAAGAGTATATCGACCTCTCGAATAAACTTGCGAGAAAACAGTTTGATAAGTGTACGGAATGGCGAGAAGAGTTGGAAGGGATGGTGGAAGGTGCGCTTTCGAAGGGAGTCGTGGTGAGTGTCGATTTCCTGTTTGCATGGAATATGTATCACTCCATTTCGTCGAAATTGTATAAACCCTGCAAAAAACATCATCATCACGACCACTTCCAAGGAAACCATGATCATTGTAGTGCGTTTATCGCGACGGGAGACGCGACAAAAGACGGTAAAATCGTCATGGCACATAATACACATACGACATTCGGACTCGGACAATTCTTCCATATTGTGCAATATGTGAAACCGGATAAAGGACACAATTTTGTGATGCAGACTTGTCCGGGGTCGATTTGTAGTGTCGTCGATTGGTTTGTATGTGGGTCTGGCATTATTGGATGCGAAACGACGATTGGCGATATCAATTATTTGCCGCAATATGGATTGCCGTATTTTTGCCGCATCCGCGAATGTATGCAATATGCGAAGACGTTGGATGATTGTGTGCGAATAATGCGAGAGGACAATGCGGGGGATTATCCTTGTGGATGGATGTTTGGTGATACGAATACGAATGAGATTATGTTATTGGAGGTGGCAAAGACGGTGGCGGAACCTCGCAAAACGAAATCGGGGGTCTTTTATGGTTCGAATATTGCACAAGATCAGTACATAAGAGAAACACAGACAACTCACGGCACCTCTCAACCTAGTTTAGAAAAGAGTTTTATGGCAAGGTCGAATCGATTGGAATGGTTGCTGAACAAGAAATATTGGGGTAAGTTGGATGCAAATGCAGCGAAATTGGTGATTGCGGATCATTATGATGTATATGATGAGAAGATGAGGATGGGATCGAGAAGTATTTGCAAACATGTGGAGGTGGAACCGAAGTTCAAAAAGAGACCTGCGAAATATCCATTTGGGGCGATTGATGGGAAAGTGGTGACGACGGATATGGCAAAGAAAATGGGATTTTGGGGAAGATGGGGGTCGTCGTGTGGGAGGGTTTATCGACCGACGAGGACGATTCGGAAGATGTATCCTTATGTACCGAATTTTCGGGGCGAGGGATGGACAAGATTACATCGACCGTAAAAGACTCCTGAGTCGACCGTAAAATTGAACAGTCGGATTGTTTATATTTTGCAACAATATAAACAATTTAGTGCTTATTATTATACCATTTTCAAACTCTACACTTATTACGAAAACAATACAATGTCTGCCATTCTAGAATCCGAACCCCAACAACTTAAACCATCTGTAGATGCACCTCCATCTAAAACGATGGAATGGGCAAATAGTATTATTTCCAATATAACATTGCGACCTATCGAAGAAACCGACGATGTGTTCAAGTTCACCTTGGCAGGTCTCAATGTCAGTTTAGCAAACGCTATCAGACGCACAATTCAAGACGATATTCCTGCTTATGTATTCGACGTGAATAAATGCAAGATTGAAGTCAACACCGGGCGTCTTCATAATGAAATTCTCAAACACCGGTTACAATGCATACCCATACACTCGAAGGTTATTATCGAAGATTGGTTATCAGACCGTGCCGACCACAACATCTTCGACAAGTATGTGATGGAACTGGATGTTAAGAATGAGAGCGAACAGACAATTTATGTTACAACGGCAGACTTCAAAATTAAGAATAAAACTACGGGCAGATTTCTCACCGCGTCCGAAATCGATCGTCTGTTTCCAAAAGATAAAATCACAAACTCGAATGTAATATTTGCAAGGTTGCGTCCTAAGATTAGCGATAGTCTGCAGGGTGAACATTTAAAGTTGTCGTGCGAGTTTATGATATCGAACGCCGCAGAAAATAGTGCATTTACTGTTGTTTGCTGCTCTGCGTATGGGAATACGATTGATTTAGAGGCGGCAGATAAAGCATGGGAATCTGCCGAACTCCGATTGAGAGAGGATGCAACAAAACGCGGAGAATCAGTTGACACGAATGAAATCGATTTTCAGAAGAAGAATTTCCAAATACTGGATAGGCAACGGCATTATGTGAAGGACAGTTTCGATTTCAACGTAGAATCCATTGGTGTTTATGAAACCAGGGAATTGTGCAAAATGGCGTGCTCGATACTTGTTCATCAGTTTGAGAAGTTGGCAGAGGAAATCGAGTCGAGAGACGATTTGATACATAATAGTGAAACAACCATGGAGAATTGTTTCGATTTTACGCTCGAACATGGCGATTATACGATCGGAAAAGTGTTGGAGCATTCTCTTTACGAGAAAGGGTTCGTGGCGAAAGGTGGAAAACCTAGAATACAATTTTGCGGATTTAAGAAGATTCATCCACATGACGATCACAGTATTATCAGGGTAAGTTATTTGGAAAAGGAGGCGGAAAAGAGTTGGTTTAAGAACGATTTGAAAGACTCTTGTGCTGATGCGGTTGCTATATTCAAATCAATTCGTGCAAAGTTTTAAAGATTGGTAAAGTAACATAGTAATTACAAAAATCAGAATTGTAATATTTGTAAATAATATCATTTTATTATAAGTTATAACATGATACATTTTGTCATTTTTTCTGAATGTATAAAAATATTTACTCCATATGTTCGGAAATATGTGTTAATTGTAATGGACCCAGAAGAATGCATGTTTTTAAATGCGATAATTGTTTTGTTGTTATGTGGTGTTTATTTTGCGTATAAGATTGGATTCAACGACCATAAACTGGAACACACATTCCAGAAGTACCAATCCATGACACCGATGCAAATGTTATTTGCGTTTTGGATCGGAGTTGCCACAGTCGTATCATCGATGGTGGTGTTGACGATGGATAAACATTATAATACACCTCTCATGAATAATATGTTGTTTAAAGTCGTTTCTGTTATTTTGCTGCTTCTCATTGGAGTTATAATTTTTAAAGAGCACTATAACTATCAACAGATGCTTGGAATGATAATGATGATCTTGGGAGGGGTATTGGTGTTTTACCATAGTGATAGTTCTGGGTTGTTGTCGAAGTCGAAAAACATGGAATAGGCATTAGTTCTCATTATCGCTTTCACATTCTATCGCTTCATTGAGCGAAGAAAATGAGGAGTCTATAATGGTCTTCTGTTTCAAATAGTAATTGGTTATCCCGCCAGTCATGATAAGGTCTGCTACTATCTCGAGAATAAATAAATCGATTTGCGACAATAATATGTTCATATACATGAAAAAATCGAACCAATTGTATGTTACCGATACAGAAGATAGGATATACGCTTTTTTATGGTCAATTGGTCTTTTATTGGACTTATCTTGAACCTCATTTATAACCCATGAACGAAGCACATTTGTATTCATTGCACGAATTCCGCTATTAACAAAGCAAAATGTTACTACGACTCCGTATTTTGTTAATGTATCTATACATATTCCCAAAATATATAAATTTTTGTTTGGTCCGATTGCAAAAATCGTTGTATCTAGGTGTGTAGTACATATTATATACGTCATTCCAGACGTGATGGACATTATCCATATTGTTGTAATTATTGCTATGATTAACTCGATTCTATTATACATAAAAATTGAATAAATTAAAAGAAATATGGTATAATTCATAATTAGTCTTTAACTGTTGAAGTAAGAATACATAATGTTCAAGTTTATACGCAACCTTTGCAGACCATCCAAAAAAAGAGACATCGAGATGGAGATGTCGAATTACGAAAATGTCCAACCGTTTATACCGGTTATTAAAACCGGGAAAATAGTGAAAGTATATGACGGGGACACTGTCACGATTTCGGCGCGTATTTATATCACGGAGACGCAGACAACCAAATTGTTCCGATTTAATGTGCGACTGAGAGGGATTGATTCGCCGGAAATAAAAACGAAAAACGAGAAGGAACGATATTTTGCAATTCAAGCGAGAGATGGGTTGAGCGCGTTCATCATGAATGAGATTGTTACTCTGGAAAACATTGCGTATGACAAATACGGCAGAATTCTCGCAGATATTATCAAACAAGACGGCACAAAGGTAAGTGACTGGATGTTAGAAATCGGATATGCGGTGAAATATAATGGCGGAACAAAACACCGACCGTCTGAATGGACAGATATATCTTTGGACAATTGATTCTCCGGTCATTTGCTCGAATCCTTTATATCATCTGGCAAAATAAACAAAAAATTGAAATAAACATTTTTTGTTTATATATGTATCCAACTACCCAACATTTATATTATTTGCAAAATAACACTACGAATATGGAAAAACGCATCAACGATCAACTAAAGCAGTATTTGTCGAAATTCAAGGATGAGATTCGAGATAAGATAGTCGAACTTGGTTTAGGTGAAATGGACAGCATAAACGAATTGCTGGAATTCGTTTATGAATATGAACGGTTGACGTTTGAAAAAGAGGATTTCATGAAACGCCGGAGAGTTAAGAACTCGGTTCCGATGGAAAATAGATGCAATGCGAAACGCGCAAACGGAGAACAATGTACAAGAAAAAGACGCGATGATTGTGAATTTTGTGGTACACACTATAAGGGAACTCCTCACGGTATCGCATCAAACGACTCGGCATCTTCATCGTCGACATCGAACGAAGCGGTTACGTTGGAAGTATTCGCGGAAGAAATTGGCGGAATTGTGTACTATATTGACAAGTTTAAGAATGTGTATAAAACAGATGATGTTTTGCAGGCAAAGTTGAACCCGAGCATTATTGCAAAATGGGAGAAGACTGGGGATAAATACAGCATACCTGAATTCGGACTAATTTGAAACATAAATATATCAAGGCGCGACTATTTTGCGTTGGATTGTTTCCTGTACAACTTCTTCTCTATTATCCATTAAATATGTGTGCATTTCTTCTGCTTTAGACACATCGTCTCTGTAATAAGTAGATAATAAGGTAAGTAACTGTTTCTGTGTAATTGGTTTTTTCTTATTCTTTTTGACGTACATTAATTGACCGTCTTTTAGGTCGAAAATATCGAGTTTATTTTCTCGCATTACATCGATGAGTTTCTTCGATATGTTCTTTTTTTCATTGCGACGGTTCGTGATTTCTTTATTTAGTGCGCGTATTTCATTGTCGAGTTTTACCCAATCTCTTACGGTTTGTTTTAATTGGTCAAGGGTTTCCATTTAAATAAGGTACATATATAATCATTATTGATTTTATATGTTTTGCAGTTAACTTTTATTACCCAACGGTGTTCTATCAAAAATGTCATCGGTGTATTTTGTAATACAAAAAGTGTCAATAATGTATAAAAGATGATTTTTACTACAAACAAACGATTTGCAAAACCAACCGATCTTCCTATTAATTACGTAGAATCTCCCGCAATGACTTTTTCAAATAAATATAGAAATTATGTGCGACAAGTAACGCAGAATCCACCAGTTCAAACAGATTTGACTTTGGTAAAAGAGGTTGCCCAAAAATCTTCGCAACCAATAGATCCTAAGAAAAAACCAATGAAATGGGGGGAACCTACATGGTTCTTATTTCACACGTTGGCAGAAAAAATAAAACCGGAATATTATTCGGAGATACAGAAAGAATTATTGAATTTAATATATACCATTTGCTCAAATCTACCTTGCCCGACTTGTGCTAAACATGCAACCCAATATTTAAACTCAATGAATTTCAATGCGATTTCAACAAAAGACAGTCTTCAAATGATGCTTTACCGGTTTCACAATGAAGTGAATAGACGGAAAGGATTTCCGGAGTTTCCGCTAGATAATTTGCACGCAAAATATTCTACCGCGAATACAGTGAATATTATTCATAACTTTATGCCATATTTTGAAGATAGAAGTGGAAGTATTCGATTGATTGCGGATAATTTACATCGGTCTAGAGTTGCTTTACAAATAAGAGCATGGTTTAATAAAAATATTGGATATTTTGAACTATGAGACTCGAAGCGACTGAAAATAGTAAATGTGTATTTTCGAATATACATTTATGTCATTATACATTTGGTTTCGTCGAACACCTATATTTCGCATTGGTTGCGCGGATACATACGTCTTGTTTTGTGATTCCATTAAAATATTGCAATTGAACGATTCCTGTTTGGTCTATAGCGTAGGAGAAGAGCGCCCCTAGACCACCTCCTAATATAAGCGACAAAAAGGAATACAGTATAGATGTACATCCATTTTTCCAAGACCAATACATTTGGTACAATATGAAAATCGGGAATACCACGAGGGTGGGTATATTATTATTTGCGGCGTTATTAATACCAATGATATATGCTAAATAGGCAAGCGTAAATGTCATGATGTTTATGTTGAGAGGAAGTCTAGAAAGAGGACCACTTCTTGTTAATGTCAAACTATTGCAAATCATATTCGGATTTTGAGGGTTCACATTGTCGTCCGGCAAAGATACACCAATTGAGATTGTTATAAAACAATTTAATAGGAGAAGTCCCAAGAATATAATACCCTTTATATCAGAATTAAATAACGCGGATAATGCGAAGAAACTAATTAATATAAATGGTGCTAATCGGAACCCAATATACATAATAGACTGCACATTCAATACATTAATCATTTTTGGTATTGATTCTTATACATACAATTGAGAAAACACTTCTTCTATGTTGGAAACTGGTTTAAATTCGATTCCTTCTAGTAACGTGTTATCCTTGTATTTCTTCATAAACTTGTCAAATTCACGCGAGTTTAAAAATGGGTAGAAGAACGTTTTAACGCCTGCTTTTATTCCTCCTATTATTTTCTGTTCTAATCCGCCGATTTCGGTGATTTCCCCTTTTAGGTTTATTTCGCCTGTCATGGCAATCGTGTTTGGAATCAGTTTTCCACTGAGAAGACTGTATATGACTGAAGTGATTGCGGCGCCGGCAGAAGGACCATCTTTAGGCGTAGCACCATCTGGACAGTGTATATGGATTCCTTGTTCTTTTGTTTTTTCGAATTTTTCCAGACATGCTGTTCGTTCTGAATCCGTGAGAAGATTCCATGCTAAACTTTTTGCCACATTCATGCTCTCTTTCATGACATCGCCTTGCATTCCTGTGAGACGAAGGTCGAGAAATGTACTTGTTGGGAAATAGACTGCTTGTATTGGTATGATTCCACCTTGCCCAAGCGAATTTGCCCAAAGTCCATTCATTACTCCGACTTGGGGGGTGTCGTGAATTTTCTTATCGTGAACTTTATTGTATTTTGACAAGTATTTTTTGTCTAATGATTCGATTGTTATCTTTATCGGGAGTTCCATTTTCGGATCGTCGCATCGCAATAATTCGATGTTTATTTCACCGTAAAGGTCAAACACAACTTCTTTCAACTTTCGAACGCCAGATTCGAGTGTATATGTATCGATTATGTGTAATATCACATCGTCGGATAACTCGACGCATTCTTCGAGACCCATTCGTTTAGTTATTTCTGGTAAAATATATTTGCGGGTTATCACTAACTTATCGTTTATTGACAAATTGTCAAATTTGATTCGGTGTATGCGGTCTAAAAGGATCGAATCTATCTGCGCTGGATCATTGTATGAAAAAATAAAGAGCGCTTTCGAGAGGTCGATATCAATTCCACTGAAGTATTTATCTTGGAATCCGGAATTTTGCGTAGAATCGATTAAATGCATCAATATACCTATTATTTCTTTTCCGTGTTCAGTTTTACTTACTTTATCCAATTCGTCGATATAGATGATGGGGTTCATGCATTTTGAATCCATTAGAATATCCACGATTCTACCCCATGTCGAGTTTACGTATGTATAAGAGTGTCCTTCTAATGTTGACCCATTACATGAACCACCTAATGCGATAAACGAAAACGGTCGAGAACTTCCATTCTCATTTTTTAAACAGTTTGCCAGACCACGTTTTGCTAAAGATGTTTTACCCACACCTGGCGAACCTTCAAACCCGAAACAGTATCCGAATTGTTCGCCATTCATCCATTGTCCTATTATTTTCAATATTTGATTTTTTGCGGTTTCGTGACCGTAGATAGAGTCGTCGAGTATGTCAACCACGTTCTTTAAATCATATTTGAATTCATTTACAATTAATTTTGATCTATGAATTTCTTGTATCGGGGTTTGATACGAATATTCGTTATTTGTGCATATCGAATCTGCCATTTTGCTTAGCAATATTTCCGGGCATTTATTCAGATACGTTCTTAATATGCGCTGTTTCTCTTGCTTAAGAATCGATAGTTGTTTTTTATCTCCTATGATTGCAAGCAATTCGGAATCGGATCCTTTATATTCGTTGCAAAATAATGTCCATATTTGATTTAATTGTTTTGCGCTATAGTTAGACAAATTTTCGTAAAATGTATTCAGAATACTCGTTTTTACCCATGCTTCAAAGTTTTCTGAAAGTTGTAAGATTTCGAGGGCAGAGTAGTGCGTTTTCGTTTTTGAGTTCATGTATTTGTTTATAAATTCGACCCGCTTGTTTTCTGGTATTAACTTTAAACTTGCTTGGAAAACCGAATTTAAGTTCTTGGGTTTTTTAATAATCGGTTCTTCTCGATAAACCCCGAATGGTATTTTGAGAAGTCCTTCCAAATACTGTTTTGCTTTTGCACCAGAATCATCTGATTTCCCTTTGATTTCTTTTAGTTTTGACATTGCCTTTTCTCTTACATTCTCCGGAACCTTCATAACGTATATTTGCTGTTCCAATGAGACGCGATTTATGTCGTATTTGTTCATTATATCTTTTGTGTATTTGATGGTATGTTTCATTGTATCTTTGAAATATAATTTGAGTTTCCAGGGGAAACTGTCATACATCATTTGTTGTTCAGATGAGTCTATTGAGGTTCCGACTGAATTCTTCGCGGATATAAGGTCGTATAAAAGATAGGTAATATATTGAACATCATCCTCTTGATTGTACAGTAGAAGATTGATTATCATGGACCGTTGTCCGTAAATATCCATATCCACAAATCTACGAATGGTCGACGTCAATTTGTTTATTTTAACGTAATTTACGTCGGATAATATTGTAAATATTCTTTTGCAAAAATCTTCATTCCCGGTGATTAGGGCATCCTTGATTGTAATGGTTTCTAATAATCGATGGATAAGTTCAAAATTCTTTGGATCAGTATAGAAATCGGTAGTTTTAATCGTTTCTAGTATTTCCTGTTTTCTAAACTGTAGGTAAATGTTGTTTATACAGTCGATTGGTATGTCATCGACCAACCCTTGTATAATAAGGGTTTTTTGCGTTTTTTCATTATGAACAACGACGCGAATTCCGTATATTTTTACATAAGTAGGTTTTCCCGTAAAATCGATGTCGAAACATTCATATTGATTTGCGAGTTCAATTTGGATTGCGTCTTCGACTGATTTATTTATGCAAATCGGAGAGGATTGAATGTTCAAATCGGATGTTTGTTTTGGTTTTGTTTTGCTCTGTTTCCAATGAAATGTCTTGTATCCGATTGGTTTTATGTATTTCATAATAAGGTTTCGTTTGTCTTTACACAAAATTGTTTCAGTTTGAGATATGGTGCTTTCTAAATCGGACCCAAAACTAATGAAAAATATGTCTTCGACTGATGATGCACCATACCCGCACATTATAATTGACATTTTATCAACTATGTGTTGAAGTTGATCAATGAACGAATTCATATTTTCGACTGTATAATTTGCGGCGCTTTCAAGTTGAGAGTTTATATAGGTTGATTTATCGAAGCATTCAATAAGGGTCGAAGTACACACAATCAAATCACTGTTACTAATAATTTTAAGAATTTTATATGAATTCAATGTTTGCAGTGTCTTTTGTATGATATCCTGGATTTTTAGCATTTTTATTTTGATTAACTTTGCAATATCTTGTAACGCAGACGGATTTACATCAGAGGTTAATTTGGTTGCATGAGATACCACGTCTACTTTTTTTTTGAACACGCTCATGTATATTATATGAAAAAAAAAATGAAAGACCTGTATATATAGATTACATAATTATATAAAGATAATTTTACTATATTAATATATTTGCTAATCAAAATTATAAATTAATATTTTATCTGATTTAAAAATGGGAATACCAAGTTATTTTTCGTATATTATTAAGAATCACACTAATATTATACGTAAGCGACGTCAATTGAAAACTGGGTTTTCGAGTCTTTATATGGACTGTAATTCAATTATTTATGATTGTGTTAGAACCATTGAATCTGATAGCGAACCGAGACCACGCGGGTTTGATATAGAGGATTCTATCATAATTGCGGTTATTGCTAAAATAGAGAAGTACTTGGAAGAAATTCAACCGAGCAATGTTATATATATTGCGTTTGATGGAGTTGCTCCTTATGCTAAGATGGAGCAACAACGAATGAGGCGACATAAAACTGGGTATTTATCTGAAATCGCGAAAAATTCGGAGAGGTATGGGGTTGATGGGAAGGAGGGTAACGAGTCAAGTGTGAAGGATGGTAATAATGGTAAAAATTGTGTTGGCGGTGGGGTTTCGAAGGGGGATAATAATGGTAAAAATTGTGTTGGCGGTGGGGTTTCGAAGGATGGTAATAATGGTAAAAATTGTGTTGGTGGTGGGGTTTCGAAGGATGGTAATAATTGTGTTGGCGGTGGGGTTTCGAAGGATGGTAATAATGGTAAAAATTATGTTGGTGGTGGGGTTTCGAAGGGGGCGTTGCCCCCTTGTTGGAACACAAGTGCCATTACTCCTGGAACGCAGTTTATGAATATGCTATCTTTGAGAGTAAAACGCGCATTTACCGAATCCGGTAGATATTTTGGTGCTAAAACAATTATCGTGTCTGGTTCGGATGAACCGGGCGAAGGTGAACATAAGATGTTTCAATATATGCGCGAAAACGTTCTGAAAACCGAAACGGTTGCCGTATATGGATTGGATGCGGATTTAATTATGCTTTCTGTTTTTCATTGTTTTGCGTGTGAAAATATATACATTTTCCGGGAATCTCCTGAGTTTGGAAAGATACTTCTGGATAATGCATTTTCAAGGGATGAATTGTTATTTTTGGATAATAGAACACTCGCACTCGCAATTTTAAGTGAAATGGGGGTTCATTATGAATCAAACGAATCGATTGGGAGAATATATGATTACGTTTTTGCGTGTTTTCTTTTAGGGAATGATTTTTTGCCACATTTTCCTGCCTTAAATATAAGGACACATGGTAATTTTACGATTCTAGAAACATACCGCAAAGTAATTGCTAAATATCCAGATCGCAGATTCGTTAGTTTGGAAACTGGTAATATACAATGGAGATGGGTCAAGGAGTTTATTCAAGAATTGGCAAATCAAGAACCTCGACTAATATTGAATGAATATGAATCGCGGTCGAAGATGGAGAAACGATTTTATCCGACTACAACGAAAGAGGAACGCCAAGTTGCATTTGATAATATTCCGTCCATTTATAGAGGCGAGGAACACTATATAAACCCTTCTGAGCGTGGATGGGAATCGCGTTATTATCGAGTCGCATTCCATACGGAACCGAACCAAGGATTTGTCGATTTGTTATGTAATAATTATTTGGAGGGTCTTGAATGGACGTTCAAGTACTATACAGAAGGTTGTCCGCATTGGAGATGGAAATACAATTATCATTACCCACCATTGTTTGCGGATTTAGTTAAACGTATTCCAACGTTCGAAACTACCTTTATCGACCACAAGATGGGTATAAATAGACCATTCCATCCAAATACTCAATTGGCGTATGTGATTCCGATTTGGAATCGTAGTTTATTATCAGATTTGTGTTTAGATAAGAAGTATTACGTGGAAATACAGAATATGGAATTTCAGTGGATGTTTTGCAGGTATTTCTGGGAATCTCATTCGCTTCTTCCAAATATTCCAATTGATCAGTTAGAGTTATTGGAATCGACAAATACACGTAAAATGACAAAACCGAATACGAAATCTAAAAAAACCAATATAAATGGAATCGCATGTTTATAGTAGAATCAAAATGGACATTGAAAAGATAAATAATGAGATTAAAGCGATAACGAATGAAATTCGAGACGTAGAGAATGAGAGGCAGATATTATTAAAAATGGAGAATGTAGATTATATAAAATTAGATGTTTTAGAAAGTATATTATTGGGATTAGAAAACCGATTGAATTTAGAAACTGCTCGATTAAATGAGTTCACAATGTTACAGGATTATCAGAATTCGTGTAGTCATGTTTTTATAGAAGATTTGATTGATATAACTCCCGAAAAATCGAAAATTGTAAAATATTGTGCTCATTGTTTGTTTACACTGCCTAGTCATTAACGTCTGGTCATATGGGCAAATACCCATATTACCAGACGTTAATGTTCGCGAATAGTTTTGATGGGATGTTCTGCTTTTGAAATGTTATTATAGTAAAATTTCAGAAATTTTAAAAACGTTAATATATAAAATGAATAGTTCGCCCGAACATCCGACGGTAAGTGATGAGACCCTCCTTTTGGATTCTGAAAAAAAAACAGAACATGCAGATATGAATACTGCTACGGCGAGTGAATCAAAAGACGATGCCAATGTGTCGGTTACAATTGAGAATGGGTATTGGGTTTTTAAAAAACGCCAGGAAAGCGCGGAAGAGATCATTTTTTATAATACGGATTATTTTAAACGGGTGGGGTTTCCTGATGCGGAAGTAAGTATCGGAAAAGTTACCGCTGATGGAATTATGACGGGAGGTCGATATGCAAAACCGAAAGAGTTAACATATCCATTTAGACAATTTGTATACTTGGTTCAGGGAGATGCAGAAGAATCTGTAAAACCTCCTCCGGTAGAAAAATCAGTAGAAGATCATGAGGTTCAAGAGGTTCAACGTAAAAATTTTTTTGAAAGATTGAGCGGATATGGGGTGGAGTTATCTAAATTGTTAAAAAGTAAAAAGGTACCGGAAAATGCACAGGAAAAAGTCGATGGAAATGTACCTGAAAAGGTGGAGGAAAAAGTAGAAGAAAAAGTCGAGGAAAATGCACAGGAATATGAAGGAAATTATTGGATAGTTCGAATTCCGATCTTGAAATCAGATAGTTTGATAGAGGAGAATGAATATGAGAAAGAGGCGAATAAGTTAAAACAGAAGTTAATAGAGAATAAAGTGGAACGGAGTCTCGGTAAGTCTCAAGTGGGTCGAATGTATAATATAGGTGTTCGTGTGGTAACAATGTGTATGAAAGTGAAAGAGTATGATAATATTGAAATGAGTGACTTCAATGTAAACTTACCAGGAAGCGAGGTATCAAGAATGAAAA